CATAAGCAGAGTAAGATTCAACTCCTCCACCGAAAGTAATACGACAAGAACCATCGGCTAAAAATTCTTTCTGGAATCTACGAGGAACTTCTTTCCAGTACCCTTCAAAATTACCTGTTGAATCTTGGTCTTGAGACTGCTTTATAAATTTCTTGCTTGTTGGAAGAAAATCAACCTCATACCATTTGATATCATCATTATTAAAATCTGAAAAACTTGGAGTTGATGTAACTGAAAGCTGTTCATAAATGATAATCGATTCTATATCTAATACGTTTTTATCTGGCAAATCTAACTGATAAAACGGTTTGTTCCCATCTGTAATTTCTCTTTTTATAACTTTAGAAACTCCAGCTCTAACCTTTTCACGTTTTACGATTTGATAAGAAAGTAGTTCTTGATTTTGATTTAGAACTTCAAAAATAGTTCTATTTGGGACTCCATCTTCCGAAAAGTCAGATGCAAAATCTGTATCTTCTGTTGTTTCAAAAACTTGACCACCCCCAGCTACACGCATCCCAGAACGTAGAATCGGCAAGTATGATACGTCAGGCCCGTCCGCTGTTGCGGGAACGTTTATAGTAAAATCAACAGCTGTCAAAGCAGGTCTAACACCGGGTACTCTATACCCTTTGGTTTTAGCTAAACGATAAGCGTCCACTCTTTGGCGAACACCGTCTAAGAATAATGCGTTAAATTTTTTATCAGCAACGTGATTTAACAGATCACCGACATAGGCGTTTAGGTCAAGCAAGGCAGCACCGGGGGAGGCTACATTAAAATCTTGCCACTGATCTGGATAAAATGCCTGAAGGTATCTCTCTAAGTCTGCTCTAATAGAGGAGAAATTCCTGCTGGTATAATTAACTTGTACTTTATCTGCCATCGGTCTCTATTTTTATAAATCTTGTGGTTGAAATTGAAATGGTATTGTCACAGAATCATCTAAAGAACCAAAAGTTCTAATGCTATAACCAAATGTTACGACTAAAACTTTTGTGTCTTCATTAAAATCAAAAATTAACTGTTCAAGTACAATTTCTGGCATAACATCAGCAACTACAGTTCTTACCTCTTCTTCCAACAATTCTTCAGTTCTATCATCGTACTGATCAAATATGTAGTGAAAAAAAGGAGAATATACGTTGGATCGCATTGGGCGCTGACCGGGTTTAGTGAGCATCAATGAAATTAAATTTGTCTTTATAGCATCCTTAGTAGTTCTGGTTGTCTTAAACCTTCCCCCACTATCAGAATCTTCAAACGGAAACTGTATACCAATATTCATCTCTTCGTGTGTTCTATAAAGTAAATAAGCAATCAAAAAAAATAAACCAACTGATTTGTTTTGCCACCTATTTATAAATATCTTTTTAAAAATAACACTGAATAAAATGCCTAAAAAATTAACAACAGAAGAATTTATAGAAAATTCAATACGGGCGCATGGTAAGAAATACAACTATTCTGATGCGGTTTACAAAAACGCTCATGAGGACGTAAGTATCATTTGCTCTAAACATGGAACTTTTTTCCAAAAACCTTACAAACATACAAATCAAGGTCAAGGATGCCCTAAGTGCGGAAAAGGGGTAGTTGAATATCAAGAATTTTTAACTCGTGCTAATAAAATCCATAATGTAAAATATAAATATTTTCCTTTAACATTCATTAATATGAACTCAAAAACTAAAATAGAATGCCTCGATCATGGGGTTTTTTGGCAAACCCCACAGTCTCATGTTAAAGGAAACGGTTGCCATAAATGCTCAGGTAAAGAGAGAATCACTCTTAAATCTTTCGTTAAAAGAGCGGAAAAAATTCACGGTAAAAAATATAATTATTCTTCTATAAAAAAAATAATTAATAACGTATCAAAAATTAAAATTTTTTGTGAAGAACACGGCTCTTTTATGCAAACTCCTGACGCTCATCTTAACCAAAAACAAGGTTGCCCTTTTTGTCGTGAGTCAAAAGGAGAAAGAAAAATAGATATTTTTCTTTCTCAAAATGGTTTTGAATTTTATAGAGAAAAAACTTTTCTTAATTGCATTAACCCAGAAACAAAAAGAAGATTAAGATTTGACTTTTATTTACCTAAAGAAAATATCTGTATTGAATATGATGGAAAACAACACTTTACTCCAATGACGAAATTTGGAGGAGCGCAAGGTTTTGAACAAATTAAAAAAAGAGATGAAATAAAAAATTTGTTTTGTGAAAAAGAAGGAATTAATTTAGTTAGAATTACTTATAAAGACAAAGTTGAGAATAAGCTTAAAAAGAATTTAGAAATATGAGTGTCTATAGAATTTATTGTACAAAAAGTAACACAATAGCAAACGGTCGTTACTCATTATACAATGCAGGGCAAAACGCTGTTACTAATCTTTGGTATGGCGGAGGTCGTGGTGCTAATACAGCTCAAAGAGAGAATACGTATAGCCGCTTCTTAATGCAATTTGATCTCTCTAATTTAATGCAAAAGTTTGCCAACAATGAGATTATGTCTGGAAACGTTGTGACTTACAAACTTAAAATGACCAACGCAATCCCTACTGATCGTGATTTGGAGCGTGATGGTAATATTGTGGCTTTGGATAAAGTTATATCTCAATCTTATGACTTAATTGCTTTTCCAGTAAACAAAACATGGGACGAGGGGAGAGGTTATGATTTACTGGAATCTGAATTTGTATTTACAAGATACGGTGTTCCAAGGATTACGGGATATTCAAATTGGGACTCTGCAACTACCCTAACTTCTTGGGATGAGGGAGGTGTTTTTACCAACCCTTCAGCATCAACAACAAATTATGCCACTCAACATTTTTCTTTAGGGAACGAAAATATTGATTTAAACCTAACTGAGCTTGTTACGTCTTGGGTTTCAGGTACAACTGCCAATACTGGAGTTGGGTTAGCTTATACACGCCCATACGAGCTTATAAGCTCTGATACACAAAGTTTCGCATCTTTCTATACTCAACATACCAACACAGCATTTAAACCTTATATTGAGGTATCATATAACCAACTGATCGAGGATGATAGGTTATATGTATCAAACAACAGAACTTCAAGACTTTATTTATACACTTTTAGTGGAGACTCTCCTGTTGACTACACATCTATTGGATCAGTTAATATAACTGATAACTCAGGGAACATTGTGTTTTCAGGTCTTACTGTAAATCAGGCTGAAAGAGGTGTTTATTACGTAGAGGTTACAATGACAGGCGCAACGAAAGGTCAAAAATATAAAGATGTTTGGAATAATGTTGTATTTCAAACAGGAGTGGATAGCACCAAATTTACACAAACATTTACTATAAAGGATAACTACTACAGCAGAACCCCTTCTGTTAACGAGTATGTGGTAGATATTTATGGAATTGAGAATGGGTCAACAATTCGATCTGGAGATCAAGTAAAAGTGTTCTGTGATTTAAGATCAAACTTTAGATCACATAAAGCTCCAACGAATCCATATAGAATGTTTTACAGAATAGTAATGAACTCACAAGTTGAAATTACCCCTTGGACTCAGGTGAATAGGGTTGTAATTGATAATTGTCAAACTCATTATGTTGATTTAGATACAACATGGCTTTTGCATAATCAGAGTTACAAAATCGAATTTAAGATTCAAGAGTATGGAACAAACAGAACTCTTCCTCAGAGTGTTGATTTCCGTGTTCTAAATCCTTTTTAAAACTTAAGAGCTTTATAGTCTGGTTCAAAATCTCCTTTTAAGCACATATACAGTGCTTTAATAAAATCATATTGAGATTCTTTTTGATCTTCCCAAGGAGAAGAGCTTTTTCCTTCGTAAAGCCTATAGCCGCTTGGTGACTTAATGCTCCAAGAATATTTGACTTCCTCTTTTTCTTTTGTAATACTTAAATCTACACTACAGTTTCCGCTTAAATTCCCTTGAGACTTTTTCTCAATTTCATTAAGAAACTCAAGATGAAAAGATTTGGGTGCATAGATGCAATTTAGTTGAACATTATTTTCAGATATAAGACGCTCAGCTTGCGTTTTATATGAATCCATTATCTCGTAATTCTTTTTCATCTGGTATACCTATTTTTTTGTTGCAAAACTTACAGAACTTTCTAACACTGTTTGTTTCATCAAATTTAATGATTTTTTCCTTATGAGAGCAATTTTGTTGTAGATTTTCTACTTCTTGCTTAAGAAGTTCTATCTTCTTTGCAAGATCAAGATAAGCGTTTTTCATTTCTTCATTTTTCATACACCATAATAATGGTACAACTATAAGTACGAAAAACGAGGGTAAATCCCGCATGTTTCAAAAAAGGTAGAAATCAGTTTATTCTTACATAGGAAGATATTGTCTTTTGCAATTCTCCTTCCACGGTATACCTTGATAGCTGTCCTGATAAAGCTGTTGGCGCAGCTGGTGATTGCGGGGTGTGTATATGTGTTAAACAAAAACGGATAATTAAATCCAGCAACTTAATTAATTCATCACCCTTAACAGACGGAGAAAGAGATTGAGCTAACTCCCCCATAGATTTCAAATTATCATTGATCTCAAATTTTGCAATATTACTATCTCTAAACTTACCTAAGTGTGAATATAAATTTATAACAGTTGATGTAATGTCGGTACGAGAATAAGCTTTTAATCTAAGTTCTTGATCCGTATTCTCTTGTTGAGAAATGCTAATATGTGAAGGGGTTTCAGTATTAGGTTGAAGAGTTCCTTTTTTAAAAGCTCCAGCAACCAAGCGAACTTCTTTAGGTTTTAAAATTAACCAAGCGTCATCACGACCTTCTAACCCAACATCAAAACCTTTAGGTATATCAAGTTTCCCAAGATC